GACGGCTGGGTGGGAACTTCGTTATTTGATGTGTCTGCCGTGTCTGCCATCGCCTGGGTGGGAACTTCGTTGTTTGATGGGTCTGTCGTGTCTGCCGACGGCTGGGTGGGAACTTCGTTAGTGTCTGCCATCGCCTGGGGGGGAACTTCGTTGTTTGATGTGTCTGCTGACGGATGATTTGTAGTCAAAATAGTTTCTCCATATACTTTTAACTTTTCTATAAGTACTTTATTTACTTGTTGTAATTCGAGTATATTTAATGTAAGTTGTTGTACTTTAGATTGTTGTTGTTGTAATTTAGATTGCTGTTGTTGTATCAGTTCAACTATTTGAGGCAGTCTTAGACTTTGTATTGGTTGTCCCTTTTGTTGCAAACTAATAACCGGTCCATTTTCTACATGATCGGATAATTGTTGTTCCGCGTGTTTTCTTCTTGTTTCCTCCAACTTTATCATTTGTTTCAATACATCCGGTTTCATAGATGGATCACCAGGACTATAATTCTCTAACAACGAATCTAGGTTCAAATAAAATTCCTTCAGTTCTTTCTCCTTGATAAAATCGTCAATTATTTTATCAGATTCTTTTACAAATTTATTATTAGGTCCATCAAGTAGTTTGCGTTTGTCAAATGTATTTTGCTCGTGTGAAAAAACCAAAATTACCTTTTTAGGATCTAGTTGAACAAAGGGTACTGTGTAATCTTTTAGAAATGCTTTTTCTTCAGCCAAACACGCTTCTTCTTCGTATCGATTGTCTTTTAACAATTCACGTTTAAATGCAAATGTACCAGCTGTACCATGATTATCTTTATATGGCCCAAACTGATACATTTTTTGAATATGTTTAAAGTAAATATACAATTCACTGCAACCGGCACATAATGCCTGAGGATTTGCACGCAATGTTTCGACCGCATGACTCACACGTTGGGGTGGATAATAATCATCGTCATCCATATAGACTAAAATATCACCTACCGATTTGTCATGTACAATATTTCTCTTTTTTCCTAGGGTCATTTTCTCATCATATTTGAAATATCTTACATTAGGATGGTCCTTTACCAATTCTTCTACCTTATCTGTTCCATCATCCACAATAATCCACTCCATTCTATGTTTTGGATAATCTTGATGATCGAAACATTTCAACATGGCTGAAATAAAGGGACGTCTGTTATAGGTAGGAGTACAAACACTTACAAATGGATATTTACTATCCTTTGCAGGTGGTAAAGTAAATGCCTTTTTAACAGGAGCCACATAGGATTCGTTTTCTTTCATGGCTAATTCAAGAATCTCATCATCATTTAATTCATCAGTGGTATTGTTTTTATTTTGAGTTTTACCGGGATTGTTGGTTTTCTTGTTACCGGTCTTTTTCTTGTTATTTTTTCCCATATAATATATAACGGTTTATTCTATTTATATAGTATTTTATACAATTCTTATTCATTATTCCTTATTCGGTGTTGCTGATTGTGGCTTAAGTCCATATAAAAATACTAATAACATGGGAACAGCTACAGCAGCATTTAAATATGTAAAAGCAGCAACTGTTATTAGGATAAATAGTAAGAGTAACAAATAATAACTGTTATAGGCGTTTCCTATAATTTCTATTATTTTTTTAGGATTTAACAATACTGGTAATAATATAAAGCTAAATAATATTCCGATTATTTGAAATACTGATAATATAGCAGAAGTTGCCCACGTCCAACCAAAGAATAATCCAACGATTGATATTACCAAACCCCAATCTTGATTTTCGTTCCAAAAAATACTAATTAACGTTGGTATCCACCAAAACGAGGTAACTAATATGATGAGACCAATAACAAATGGACCTAATATAAATGGCACTATATCTTTCATTGATTCAGGCACCATAACACAAGTTGATGCTACAAGATCGATAATCATTTTTACAAAATGACGAAGTTGCGAATACGAATGCTTTGTTTTATTCGAAATCCAAGTTGGAATAAAACCATTGTCTCGATTCTGATATGGGATACCATAATCAAATGTTCCCCTAAAATATTTATTATCTAATAATGGACTTTCCGTGAAATCAATTGGTATTCCGCAACCTGTTGTTTTCGAACCACCTTTCATTTTTTTTCCACCTTGTTGGTTGGTATTGTTTGAAAATAATGGTGGTAATTTGTTCCCATTTTTGTTTTCGTCGGTATATGGACGTTGGTCTATATCACTTGGAAAGAAGGAATCTAAATTGATTCTAGTATAATATACAAAATTTGCTCCTAGGAATCCGATAACTAATACAGTACAAAGGGAGGATAGTACATTCATACCAAACAAACCCCAATTATTTTCCTTTGGCTTTGGCGTATCTTTTTTATCATCCTTATCATTATCATTAGGCATATATATTTAATATATATATTTTAAAAGTGTAATTTGTATTTTAACAGTATAATTATATTCATATTATTTTATTCCCATATAATAAGATAATCATAGAATGACAAATAAAAAAACAATGTATATATGGGATGGTGGTGTCTTTTCTCCACCTACACGAGCCGTTGGAAAATTGGCTTTTAATATATCTAGCTACATCTCTTCTAAATTCGACAATAAAGTAAATGTCGAATATCATTTTGTACCGACCAACAAATACTATAATAAACCTTGGGTGCGTTGCGTCGATGAAGAAGACCGAGTCTATATGTTACATAATTTGGTGAAATATATTAACACCACATATTCAGTTCCTTCCAATATTAAATTTGTCGTAAATGAACAGGATATTAAATTTGGTAAAAAGGAAAAGGACCCAGGAACAACTATGAAAAGTTTAGAATACTTTACTAGCAAAGAAAAGGAAAATGTATATTTAGCAAATAGTATTGAAAACATGATACAAGTTGTAAAAGGAGGTCGTCAAAACTCGTTGAAATTGCTTTTCATGGTGAATTCTATATGTTATGATATTTATTCTGCTGAATTAATTGGAGTCAATCAATCCGACAAGTATGTTTATAAAAGTATTCAGTTACAATACTTGTTGAAGGATGCTGGTGGTGATTATCCCAAAGAAGTATCCCAATATTTCAAATCCAATAAGATTACTAAACCAATGATTGAAGAATATATTTCATCTAATAAAGAAGAATCTAAATTCGAAGGAGTGAAAAAACTGATTATGGAGAGAATTACGTTTGTACCAAAACATCTTGTACCTGAGGCTTATAGAGCTGCTGCTGGAAATCGAGTAAGAGAAGAACTAGATGTATATTATTCTTCTCTGAAAAATATTCAGAATTTTACGACGCCTGGAATCGAAAAATATATTACCGACAAAGGTTTGTATGAACATTGTAAATCTAAATATGTCGATAAGCTAATTAGTAAGAAATCTAGGAGTTCAAAGAGTTCAAAGAGTTCAAAGAGTTCAAAGAGTTCAAAGAGTTCAAAGAGTTCAACCAAATCAAAGGGTTCAAGAATAAAGATGAAAACAAGAAAGATAAAATCGAAATGAACGCCTATAGTCAGTAATTAAATTCTTATTAATTATAATAATCTTAATATAAATTAATAAGAATTAAATGTTTAAAATATTTAATAAAAATTCAGAATCTGAAGAAAAAAATGAAGAATATACAGATGATGATTTACGAGCGAAATTAAGTCATGGACTAGGCGATGATGTAATCAACTACTTAAATACACCATTTTTAGATAAAACATATGGTACCGCATCATATAGTGATGTACAAATAAGATCATTTATAGACTCAATATTTAATCTTTTTTCAAAGGGAAACGTTTGTTTTTCAGCAGGAACTATTGTATTTAGTGATTTTGGGAAATTACTGTTTAATTTACTAACATATAACCAATTAAAAGTGGAAAATGGTATATATTTATGTAATAATCCTGGTAAAAACGTTCGTGGTCAAGATGTTACATCAAAACTAGTTACTGTAAAAAAAACGCATAAAACTCATAATAAAGTATTTACTTCTGGAAAAGGAGAAAATATCACATGTCTTCCTACAAACGAAACAAAATTTGAAAGAAGTATTAATCCACCCTTAGAAGGACTATGCGATGAACCAACTTCTCAAGATAAAAAAAGTGAGTCTAAAAGGGTTTTATTGTATTATCCCTTTAAAGCTGAAGATGACAAACAATTATTGTTTTTTAAATTAGAACGAGATGAAATAATGTCTATAGGTCATGCTAAAAAAGGAATAGCAACCTATGCCGGAAATAGATTTGATTCCTATTTTCGCACTTCTAAGCCGGTTTTCGGAGTGAATGAAATACCAAGCCAAGGTATAGATACAATTACAGGATTTGATATGAGAAGAGAGGATAGAAGTCCTGATAAAAATCCAAATGAATGTAATTATTCAGAGTTTTTTCACCAAAAAGACGTTGATTTCTATAGAAATTATTATAAAATTTTAAATATAGCCAAACCATCTGACGATGTAATGCAAAATAATTTAACTGAATTAGAATGGTATAATACTAATATTCGAACCGGTTGTGAATTTTATGTTACGAGCTTTTTATTATTTGATATGTTGAAAATATTATTTGTTCCAAAACAATCACTTACTTTGAATCATTTGGGTGGAAATGGTAAATTTAAGTCAATTAAAAAAAGCAATAAAAATAAAAAAGTGAAACGAAGTAGAAAAGTGAAACGAAATAGAAAAGTGAAACGAAGTAGAAAAGTGAAACGAAGTAGAAAAGTGAAAATGACTCGAAGGTGTAAATAAAAATATAATATAAATTAGTGGTTTTATTTATAATTTATATTTGACTCTTCATTATTTAATCTAATATTAGATTATATGACAGAACAAGTATTTATTTGTATTGCTTTTTTAATATTTCTGTATTTTATTTATCAACAATATATTTTTCAAAAAAGCATCTTTTTCTCTCAAGAAGCATTTACTCCTCAGCAAGTACAAAATATAATACAACCGCCAGGTTCCCATAAAATTGGTACCACCGATTCCAACTATATTAAGCAAACGCAATTATTAACTGTAAGCAATGGATATAGTGAAGACATGATTAGTCATTTAAAACCTAGTAATCCTGAGGCATTTGATCGTGAAACGACCGATACATTGGGCGACTTTCCTGGAGCAGAACAAGAAAAATATGCTTTACCAACAAGTGAATTCGAATATCCTAATGATCATAAATTTACAGTTGATTACAAGTGTCGTAAATCAGCTACTGGTATGTTTTCTGACTGTGGTGTTTATTCAGCAAATACTGCTTGGACTGCCGACCCATACAAAGGTTTGAATTGTCCATTGTCAAATACTAAAACACCTGAAATACCTAGTGACACATTCAATAAGCGTGAAACTGAATATGGAGAGCCTAGGAAATCAGGTATTAGTGGAACTGGAAACTCCGCGTTACGATGAAACATATATACCTTCTTCATAAATGAATATATTTTTAGACATATATTTATTTACTATAATTCAAATTAACGAGCATACATTAGACCACAGTTACCACCAACAAATGTTATTACATTGTATCTCTCTTCAAATACAGTCATATTGTAATTGTAATCATATAATCGCCAATTTGGTTTATTTACACCTATAATTTCACCACTTGAAGGGTCACAAATGGTATAGAATTGGGCTTCTTCATCTAATGGTGGACTATATGTGGTAAATTCTAGCTGAATGTCTTTAAACTTACTCATATTCATAGCACCGGATGGCTGAAAATCAAATGGATCGTTATGAATCGCAAAACTATAATTGTAAAGGCCATCTGGAGCATTACCGGATGTTCTTATGTATTTTTCAATGTAATTATATACACCTGCGTCCAATACATTTTCTCGATATTTTCCGTCTAATAAAATACCCATTTGTAGTAAAATATCCTTTTGATTTTGAGGATTAAAATTACCTGTAGTAAAATATCCAGTATGTTTTCCATCATCAGGATTATAACCAGGACCAAAACCGGATTGCGTAGTTGTATTACAATCCAATACCCATTTTCCGGACGTTTCGGCAAAATCAACTTCTTGTGGTAAATAATTATACGGCCAATTCGTGTAATTGCTCCATTCATTTCTTAAGTTAATATCACTTCGCTGAAATGTCATCATCCACGATGAAACCATTCCCATTGTATTTTCCATTTTCACTCGCTGACTACCTGTAACATTGAAAAACTTCCAATCATAGATAGATTTAAACAAGTACTTTTGTTCTCGTGCCGCAAATACTTTCGACTCTTCCTCGGACAAAAATCCATAAGTAGATACTAAATGAACATCCGCATTCCAATTTGTTCGTTTATCTTGATAGGATGACACTGTATTTAATGCTATATCCGGAGGTGGTTGTAAAAAACGATAAAACTGTTGTAATGGTTTGTTAAAATTGGGTTGGATATACGGATAATTGTTTTGTTGATCTGCTACATCACGAATAACAATTAATTCTTGTATGGGTCTAAGCGTAATATTGATTTCCAATTCGTTGTATTGGAGTGCTACTAAAGGAAATGCCATTTTCGCAGCCAACGTGAACCAAAAATTAATTGGAATATACAATTTTCTTGCTCTTATAGAAGGTTCCGGACCAACTGGATTGTCGGTATGATATGCGTTTGGATAAGCATTTACGCGAGGACCAACGTTTCCTGGGTCATTTAATTCGGCTACATTACCACTCATGTTATCGTATAGTGCTTTTTTTACGGTTGTGAAATCGCGTTGGATCATCGCAAGTAAGTATGCTCCTGAGTAACGATTTAATGTCTGCCCACCAACGACTATTTCCACTTCTTCAATCATTTGTGTGCCCAAATTATCAATCCATTTGAATT